TTGGGGAGGCCTACTGCACCAGAGCTTCTATTGCTTGCAAAATTAATAAATTCTTTAACAAAGTCAACAAATGTTGTTAAATGTTTTGGCGGCTTATTGTTGAAAGTGTCTTCCAAGAAATAAAGTCCTTTTTCAGCCAAATCCTTTAAATCGTATGCAAAACAATAATGTTTAAAAGTAGCTGTATCTGCATCGTGCATATAAAGTTGTCCCATCCACTCTCTACGAAGCCAATCATTCGCCGCTTTAAAACCATATGCTTTCTGATATTCATAATAAATCTTATTGAAAGCTAAAAGTTTACGGTGTGGCTTGGGCATTTCAGTTAAAAGTGTTACTATATCTTTTCTTCGAACATTACTATTACCATCAATACTTGAGTTTGCCACAACAGGTTCATAAATAAAATTATCTACAAAATCTGTAAGGGATAGTTGTCTATCATCAAAGCCATTAAGTCTTGCCATATCGGTTCCAAATTCAGATTGAAGCCTATTATACTGTATGGTAAAATTTTTGTTTGATCTAATATTAACTTGCATTTACTTTCCTCCATTAATCCAATCCACAGCTTCTTTAAAGGAATAGAGAATTCCATCTACTTCAAGGGTCGGCAGATTAGAAATATTTTTCTGTCCCATAATGTCTTCATCTCTACAAGTTTCATAGGAGATTCCTGCTTTATTCAGTTTTTTCTCTAAAACCATACATTTAGGACAATCAATTGTGTACAAAATATTTGCCATTTATTTCACCTCAATTCTATTATTTCTAATAAAATTATATCAAAAATAAAAGTGGAAGTCAAGTCTTTCGATTTAACTTCCACTTAATAAGTAAAATTTTATTACTTAATCTTCAATAAATGCCGTCATTCGAGGCGAATCATTAGATAACCTTCCAATCTAACATTTCTTCATAAATAGTTTTTACATATGAATTGCCGCCGCGTTGTACATAATCTTCATATAATGAACATAAATTTTCTCTCATTCTCATAGGGATTTCTTTCTTATCTCTATATTTTTCATAGATGAGAGTAATTTCATGTCTTAAAGTAGTTAAGTCTGTTTTTTCTGTTTTATCAATAAAATTATGGATTTTATCAAACTCATCTTTTGTAGCTTCCTTTACAATATCTGCAATCCATTTTCTTGGTTTTTTTGATATTACTCCAAGAAAACCTGCAATAGTAATAAGTGCACCACATGTTGTGCCGATTAGTTTAATTATTTCTAAAATTGAAATAAATTCCATTATTTAACACCTCCATTTATTAAATAATCATTATGATACTTGTCTTTTACTCGATAATTTGGATTTGAAAATAATGAATTAAAAGTTAATTTATCTAAATCCCAATAAGGAACTCTAATAAGTGTAATCTTTTTAGCTAAACAATATGCATTCTTTTTTCTATCCCATTCTCTTGCTTTCATAAAATCAAGAACAGTTTTATGAAAATGTTTAGTAAATTTAAAATGCTGTTCGCCATCAAATTCTATTAGAGCAATTAATTTTCTATCTTTAAATATAGCAAAATCGAATCTTAATGGTACATTTTTTAAGCCGTTTAAATCTTTAAAACTGACTTCTCTTTGAAAAGAGATTCGATTTTGCTTTAAGATTTCCATTATTTTCTTTTCTCCTTTGGAAGGTGAGTTAAAACTCATTTAATTCATCTCGAGTAGGAGGTCTTTTCTTTTCACATTTTGGAGGAATAAAAACAGGGTAAGGAATTCCAATATAACCACAGTTTGGCGGCGTATAACAAGGAACTTTTTCATCTTCGCAATGAAATGTTGCTATATGATAATAAGTTCCGTCAGATAAAGGTACTCCATCTGGATATTTAGATAAAATCCTTTTCATTCCTTTATAATAATCCAATCCTTTTTCCCATTCATAAAAATCGCACTCTAAGGCGGCGGAAAAGTAAGTTGTATTAATAATATCTTTTTCTTCTTCTTGAGTTTTTTTATCTTCTTGATCTTCTTTAAAACTTAATAAACCAAAATATAAATCATCAAGACTTGTTTCAGAAAGTTGATACTCTAAATTATAACAAATTTCTCTTCCTTTTGAGATATCAAACCCTTGAGTTTCTTCATTAAATACTGCTCCAAATAAAACATAATATCCTTCAAAAATATAAATAAACTGAATGTTTTTTTCATCTGTATATTTAGCAGCATAAAAAGCTCCTTCCTTTTCATTTGTACTTGCAACTTTTTCTGGAAAATATTCTTGGTGTTCTATAATAATTTGTCCTTTAAATTCTGGAACCGGGACTGGTAATGGACATAATTCATAATTTTCACAAGGAGAACCAAGAATTTCTTCGATTAAAGTTAATGTTTTTAAATAATCAATTTTTATCTCACATACGGGGAAATGTCTACAAGTAAAACAACGAGGGTAAAGTTGCGTGTGTCTAGGCGGCGGCATTTCCTCACTAATTGGAGTTAGTATTTTCTTATAATCAATCATAAATTCACCCCTTTTAATATAATAAAAAGAGGAGTAAAATACTCCTCATTCTCCAATAATTAAGTGAAATTTTATTTAAAAGATTATAATAAATTACGCTTTATCAGAAATCTGAGCAAAGTCACAGTCTTCTGGATTTTTGTCACTTCTAAACTGAATGATTTTTGCGTGGCGAAGAGAATATTCATTGTCTATGTGTTCTACTTCCATACAGGTCAATTCTGCAACTTTATTAACCCATTTTTCGGGAATTTCAACGATTTCCTTTTTAAGTTCATCAGTAATGCCTGATATCCAAGCTACGCGAATGGGTTTATTGTCTTTCATTACAGACAGTGATACTGCACTTGCCCAGCCATTATACCAAGCCTTTGTGACTGGCTCCCAAGTTTCACCATTCGTGTATTCTGTAAACTTGCAGATATTAGATTTCTCGCCAGTCTTATAATTAACCCAGTACGCCCAGTTTTCAATTTCCTTGCCTTTATAATCCTTTGTTGCGGGTTTATAATCGCCATCAAGAAAAGCATCAATAGTTTCGTTGATTTCCTTTTTCATCTTCAATGTCATTCTTGCTGTTCTCTTACCAGGGAGGTATTTACAATCCTTACGAGTAATAACAATACCTTCGCCGCCCTCTGCAATTACCTGTCCATATAGATCCCAAAGATCAGAACCTTCCTTATAGTCTGCCATGAAAACATATTCATTATTATTAGAGATATCTGCAAGTTCGTATTCGAGATATGTACGAATACGGGTTTCAAAAGGAGTATCAATAAGAGATTTTCCCTTGTAAGCAAGAACATCAAATACATAGAAATTCAAGATTCCATTTTTCTTTTGTCTATCAATACACTTATCTTTAAGACAATTAAGTACCGATGTAATCTTTCGGCTACCTTCATTATTAGGAAAACAAATTTCTCCCACAAGAACAGTGCCATTAGGAATCCAAGACAATTCTTCTGTAATCCAAGGAATCCATTCTGCCTTATCTGTATAGCCACCATTTACACTTTCTGTGCGGCTACGAAGATGAAAATTACCTTCCATATCCTTGATAAGCATATTCCAAGCACCGTCATATTTGCGGGCGCCCAGCTGCTGGGCCAGAATAATGCCCACGCTGGTGCCAAAACCGTTATAAAAGCTGATGAACAGAGAAACCAGAGAACCGACGGAACCAACTGCGGCATAGGCTTCATTTGTACCGAAATTGCCTAAGACCCAAATGTCTACGGTGTTGTACAAAAGGCTGAAAATGCTGCCAAACAACATGGGCAGGGCGAAGCGGAGCAGATGGGGGAGAATGCTGCCTTGTGTCATATCCACAGTTGGACTCTTTTTGAATGAGAAGAGATGGCTTTTCCTGCGGAAGGTCTGGTTAAACGGGGAGTCGTGTTTTTGGAACATGGAAATTACCTCCTAAATGCTCCGGTGACATCTTATTTTCCAAAGGAAGGGATGTCAAGGTTTATGCAGATAGATAATTGTAGATGATAAAAAGACGGTTGATTCTGCGTCAAGTGGCTGCTGAGCAGAGGCGTGCAGCGCTTTTTCGGAGAGTACGGCGGTAAAAAAGATACATGACCAGAAAACCAATGATCCAGGTGATGGGGAAACCCAAAATAAGAAGGTAAAAATCGCTGCTGAACATCTTGACAAAGAACATGTAGACCTGACGCAGGATGGTGAAGATGCAGATGATTACCAGACTGGGTGTTTTGGTATCTCCCATGCCCTGCAT